ACTCGAAATAACTCCTTTCATCGAATCTTGAAGATTTGTTAAATTTTTATGAGTGCATTGTAATGCACTGAAAGGGTTATTTCGAGTATTTTTTGATAATCAAAACCAACTTTTCACACCAAGCTACGCTTGTTTAAGGTCTAGGTGTAGGATATGACGAAGATCCAGTGAATGGCGATATTACCTTAACAAAGGTATCACCGTTTGATATTCGAGAGGACCCTGATGCGAAAGAGTATGACCTAAACAGGAGTGGAAAGTTTGTTATCCGAGATTTTTGGTTCGATAAAGAGGCCCTGATACTTAATTGGCCCCAAAAGCAGGAGGATATCCAAAAAGGCGGGCTTGATATAAATCCTGCAGGTGGTGACGTAATAGGGAATCCCGATGCGGACCCTGGATCAGGGCTTAGGACAGAAACACTTCGATACCGAGTACGTGAATGCTGGCATAAAAGCTTTGAAAAACGGCTGATACTGATAAATGCTAAAACTAAATCAATCAAGCAGATAAACCCCGAAGCACTCCAATTAGCTGCTGCCATAGCAAGCCGGTCGAATAACTGGTACTTAAAAGAGTGGGTTGTACCGGTGCTTAATAAGACTGTGACAGGGGCAAATATTGTGCTGGAGGATATTGCCGACCCGTACAACGGATTTACGCAATTCCCATACTACCGTTTTTGTCCGTACTGGGTGGATGGATATGTGATGGGTGTGACACAGAACCTGATGGGCCCGCAGCAGGAGGTCAATAAAAGAAGGTCTCAGGCACTTCATAACCTAAACCAGACAGCAAACTCCGGCTTCAAGGTCAAAAAGGTTCTTAACAACTATGACAGACACTTAGCTAAGCACGGCTCGAGGCCGGGGGTTGTATTAGATGAATCAAAGGCGGGCGGAAAGATTGAGCGGATTGAGCCAGCTCCGTTGTCGGAAGGGCATATAACCGCTTCAAAGATGAGTGCGGATGATATGAAAGAGATATCCGGCGCGAATCCTGATTTGTTAGGTCATATGCTTGAGGGGCATAATGAATCGGGCAAGGCGATAGAGCTTCGGCAGGCTCAGGGGATGAAGGTTGTCGAGGTGATGTTTGATAACTTCAACAGGACACAGAAGCTGGTAGCGCTGGGATTGGTGGACCTGATACGGTTTACGAATGTATACAGCGATCCAGAGATAAGAGCGATAGCTTCGGAAAAAGGTGAAGATATAAATTTTGACAGCCTGAACAGTAAAAGATTCGGCAGGTACGGGATAAAGGTCAAATCATCTTCAAGCTCACCGACAGCAAGGTACGCCGACTTTATGGCAATGCTGGAAATCGCAAGGATGTACCCTGAGCAGATACCGCCGGAGGTGGTTGTCGAGAACAGTACACTTGCGAATAAGGAGGTGATTGTCTCGAAGATAGAAGATTCAAGTAAAGTGGCAAAGGTAAAAAAATCAAAAGGTAAAGAGTTAAAGAAAACTTTCAAAACTTCGAAAGATTTTGTGAACACGCTAACAACAACAGGAAAACGCAGGAAGGGCTTAATAGTGTAATGAATTTAGAAGGATGGTTACAAAGGTAATCCTAAGGCCACCGTTGGTGGTCACTGACACAGCCACAGGGAAGCGTAATTGGCTGATACCCATACCGGCAGGGTTGGATGCCGGGTAAAGGAAAACTTTGTTCCGTAAATGCAAAGGGTGGCAAGCGCCACAATAGACAAAGGATAAAATTATGACTGAAGAAAAACAGGTAGAAAGCAGCGAAGCGGACGAAAGCCAAGAGGCCAAAATGTATACCGAAGAGCAGTTCAAGGGACTTTTGGCGGATAAACAGGCTGAAGTCAAAAAAAGACAGGAGCTGGAAAGACAATTGGCCCAGGTTAAGGAAAACGAATCCGACGCAAAGAAATCCCCTACTTCAGGGACAAATGAAGGGAAAATTGCCGAGGACCAAAAGCCGATGACGGTAAGTCTTTTCAAAAAGCTTATGGCCGAACAAAGGACAGCCGAGTACGAAGCGGATTTTGAATTGCGCCAAAAACAATGCACCGAAACCGCCTTGAAGGAAATCACCATAGAAAAATATGGTGAAGGGCTGGACTTTGAATCGGTGATCGCGGTAGGCGAAAAGAACCTTACTGAAGGTGATTTACTTGCCATTAAAAAGGCGAAAGACCCTGCCGCTGAGAAATACCGAAGGTGCATTATGCTGACTGGCGAACTGACCGAACGTCAACAGGCACTGTCGAACGCAAAGCTGCTTGAAGAAATTAAACTAACCGGCCGGGTTCCGGCAACAGGTGCGGCCCTGCCTAATGCATCTGCTAAGGATGTAAGCCAGATGAGTGATGAGGAACTTGATAAATTAGCAGAGCAACTTTAGGCACGAAAGCTATTTGCTCGGATAACCGGCCAAAGATAACAGGTAAAGGCCAAAAAACTTAGTGGGCATAAGCGGATTGATCGCCGCTGAGGTGCCGTAATCATCGCAGCCTATTACGGAGGCGCGTTGAGTTTGAAAGAACTCGATGCGCCTCTTTTTTTTGGCCCTATCAGAAAGGTTAACGAGATATGGCAAATACAGTTTTTGTAAGAGGCGGTGCGCATTCTGCGTCCGTTGAAGAGATATGGGGCGAAAAGACATGGAGACAGTCGCAGAAGGATTCGTTCTTCGCCGATGGCAAATTTGTCAGTTCGTCCAGTAACAGTGTCATTCACGTAAATATCGACCTGACCAAGAACAAAGGTGACCAGATAAACACACCGCTGCGGGCAAGGCTTATCAGCGATGGTAAGGTCGATGATGAGGCGATGGAAGGTTATGAGCAGCCCCTTACCTTCTATAACTGCCAGACGACCATCCACAAGCGTAAAGAATCGGTACGACTCGACGGTGAGATGACCGAGCAGAGGACGAAGATAAAACTTCGAGGTGAGGCTCGGGATGCATTAGGACTCTGGAAGGCTGAGGTAAAAGATACCGATATTGTTCTTGTCCTGTCGGGGCTGGCAAACTCGGTGGGTACTATCGCAGCTTCTGCGCCTACGACTAACCGAAAGTTCTACGGTGGTCAAAAGCTCGATGGCACTGTCGGTGTAACGGCGGTGGCCAATGATGCAGCGATTGATGATACCGGAGGTATACACCTGTTCGGGACGCAGGTCCTGAGCCATCTCAAACGGATGGCTAAAAAAGACGGCGGTGCTTCCTATAGCAAGCTTCGTCCCATTGTAATCAACGGGAAGAAGTGGTTCGTCTATTTTGCAAGTCCGTGGCAGATAAAGTCCCTCAAGACCGACCCTGCCTGGCTGAACGCCCAGCGTGAGGCGAATGTACGCGGTGAGGCTAATCCAATCTTTTCCGGTGCAAGCGGTGTGTGGGATGGGATTATCGTGCACGAATACGACAAGATAGAGCTTCGTACAGGCGATGGTGTAGGGACCGACCCTGCAACCTTCTTCGAGTCGGGCGACCCCTGCGCCAACGGGATTACCGTTGCAAGGGGACTGTTCTGTGGTGCACAGGCTGGAATACTGGCCTACGGCAGAAAGATCCGCTGGGTCGAGAAGGTCTTTGAGTATGACAGCCAGTTCGGTGTCGAGGTGTCGAGTATCTATGGTGTTACCAAGTCCAAGTTTAACAATGAGGACTTCGGAGTTATTACGTGTGATACGCGTGTGGAACTCGATTCTTAGCGGTTATTTTCCGCAATTACGGTGTTGTTTTGCCAGACTGCCTGTCCTCGATGTACGAAAGTACACCTGCGGGAGGCAGCTGGCAAACGCCGTGTACTTGCAAAAAATTCCACGCTAGGAAAATTAGGAGTGATAATGAATGTATAAAAATACAATTGCAGAACCGACAATAGGAAGCAAAACAGAGAAGATGAATACTACAATTGAAGTAATTGCTAATAAACGACCTCTTAGAGAACTGTTATTTTTAATGCGTTTTAATGATAACATTCCTAAGACTAAAGAAGCTACACCAGAAAATAAATATATCTGCATAAGAGGAATAACAAAGCTTATAAACCATTTGTCTGAAGTAGGAAAGATCTCTAAGAAACTTAGGGAAGATGGTGTTTCGGCAAGAATAAAGGAAATACAAACAAACCAAATAACGATTTGGCAGGGCACAAGTAGTATTCCAGGAATGGATAGCAAGAAAGCTGCAACCGCTAAAAATGATACTTTAGGTTTAACCGGCGGCTGTTCTTGTTGGTTGGTTTCCATGATTGTAATTGTAAATTAAAAGAAAATGAAATCAAGAACATTAAATTAGGAAAATTTTGGCGCGGAGTTTTGATTCGAATGCAAGGCTTGGTTTCTTTTTCATACCAGAGCTGTACTGTTGTACTACGAGGATTGGAAAGGTAACTGTAACGAAGCAGTTGAACAAAAGAACCGCCAAAAGAAGGGAATAGATATGGCAGAAACATATCCGGCTGATAATGAACTTTTGCAGATTATAAGCGATACCGAAACGGGTGTAGAATACATACCGACAGGGACGGCGCCTTATTATCTGCATTTCAGGAAGCTTTTGTATCGGCTGCTCTTGGCAAGCAGGCGGGCAAATGACCTGCGGGTGTTTGATGAGGACGGGTTGGATATCGGCGTTAAGAGCGGTAAGTTCTGGGTTGGAATGAGC